CGAATCGTGGGCGCATGAAGTTATTGAAGAATGCGCAGCTTTTCCTAACGGGACCCACGATGATTTGGTTGATAGTACTACTCAGGCTTTGATGCGCTATCGGCAGGGAAATTTTGTACAGTTGCCGTCTGATGATTTTGAAGAAGGCGACGATCATGTAAGTATTGCGTCTGGAGCGTATTATGGCTGAAAGAACTGACTACGAGTACGGACCTATTACACCGGTTCCGGAAGATCAGCAGGAATATTTTTTTGATCCGGAGCTACGTGGTCAGTTAGAACGTGGGGAAGCTTTCCAAGGCGTACCCTTATCTGTATCGCAAGATCGTCGCATGGCGGAAAACCCTATTGGCACGATAGCCACGGGCATCGGATCGTTATTAGACAGGGATCGCCGTGAAGTTTTTATGCCGGCCTCCCAAGAATTTGGGCCGACACGCCAAGAATTTAACCCTGCCAGCAATCAATTTGAAAACAGAACCACTGAAATCATACGTCCGGGCGTTTACGGGACTCCGGAAACGATGCCGGGGCTGTCTGGTACGCCTATTTATCAAGGCTTGGACGCAGCTAGTTCGCTAATCAGTGACACTGCTGCGCGTAGGCGTGGTTTAGAAGATTCTGCGCAGGCTCGTTCGCAGGCGGCGGAGATCATTCCACAGATACCTCAGATGCTGGTAGATCAGGCGGACGTTTCGATGGAGGCGGGCTTACGTGGTGAGCGCGTGGTAAACGAGCAGAACATGTCGGGCACACCTTTTGACGTATTTGCTGCGCCTGTCGGTGCGCTAGGCGCGGGCCGCGTTGCTATGGACATCCCCGAAGGACGTTCCTTTGGCATTTTTGGTAGTGGCAAGGGCGCATCCGGGCAACAAGCAGAAGATACGGTTTCTATGCTAGAAGAATCGGGCCTTGATCCGGCGGAAGGTTGGGAAAGGCAGTCTGGCGCTAATACTTACAAAGCGTACCGCTCTAGCTTAGATAATAAGGTTCGGTACGAAATACCTACGGCAAACGTATCGTTTAAACAAGCTTTTAGAGAGACGGAAGACCCTGACGTTGAATTGGGTAAAGTACTAGATCCCGAAACTAGAAACGAACAACGTCTCTTAAGTATGCAAGGTTTGCGCATTAGAAAAATCAATGATAAAGATTATCTAACCGTTCCCGGTTTTTTTCAGCTAGACGATAAAGTATTAAACAAATACGGTTTTACAACCAGTGACTACAAAGTACGTGAAAAAGGCTTACTAAAGTTTCCGTCCCCCGTTCTGGAACAAATTGTTGATTTTCCAGAACTTTTTAAAGAATACCCGCAGCTACGTTCTATACAAATAAAACCGACTCCGCCTTTGGCGTTATTCGTTCAAGGTGCTTATAACCCTGATGAAAAAACAATCATGTTAGCGCCGCAGCAAAACACGGTTAAAGGCCGCAAGGAAATGATGAGTACGTTACTGCACGAAGTTCAACATGCTGTGCAAGATATTGAAGGTTTATATGGTGGGGCCAACACCAAGATGTTTGAACCCGTTGGTTTTGGGGAAAAGCAAACTAACAACAGAAAAGCTTTAGAAAAATTACAGAAAAACATAGAAGACGATTTAGATAGCTTGGTTGTTACCGTTGATGACCCTGCTTTAGAAAAACCAAAAACAGGTATTTTTACTAAAATGTTTGGTTTGTCCGACCAAAACTTTAGCTCAAAAACGCAAACTGCGTTTGAAGGTGCGGCTGAAACAGAAATTAAGTCGCTTAAACGCGCAACGCAGTCGTATTTAAAAACACGTGCGGAAGAAGAAGAGCAACTGTCGCTGGGGGAGTTGACCAAAGCAGAGCAAGCACGCCGTGACCTTGATGATGCGATAGCGCAACAACAAGCACAGATGCGGAAAATAAATCAACAATATGCGGAGATGGACGCACCTTCGCGTTATTCAAATGAGGAAATTGATGCGATAGATGCGGAGTATCGTGGGCAAGCTTTTAGATATAGTGGCTCTGACCGAGAAATGATTTATTTGAATGATAAGCTACAAAAAGCCGGTGTCAAAAACCCGGCGAAAGTTGCTGAAAAAATTGAAAGTGCTTTTGATGATCAGATAAAAAAGCTTAGGCCAATTCTTAAAGAAAAAAATGATATTAAAGAAATCCAAACCCGCATGTTTGACATGTATTCCGGTAATCCGGGAGAGGTTGAGGCTAGGAATGTACAACGGCGTTTTGAAGGTATTGAAGAAGGCGAATATGTACGCGCCCCGTCCGGGGAAAGACAACCCTTTCCCGAAACTCTGACTTCAGAAGAGCTACAACGCACTTTTCCCGAAGATACACAGCAAATGGTCTTGCCCGAAGGCGGTCTTGTGTACTCACTATCCGAAGGCCGCAAAAATCAACCGTCTCTGTCTATAGACAATTCGGGTATAAACAACGATTTGGACAAAAAAAGAGCAAAACTTCAACAGCAACAAAGTATTTATGCCAATAGAAACGGTCAGTTACTGGGAGATGGTAGTCCTTCTAAGCCTTTGACCGCTACCACTCGAAAAAAATTACAAGAAGAAAGACGTGTGGCGGGCCGAAAAGCTGTGGAGTTATCACACGAAATTGACATTGAAGAAGCTGAACCTAATTTACCGAACAACATTATTACAAGAGATTCTTCTGGATCGATTTTACCGTCTACAGACTTCTACCAAGCAAACGAGTTAGCTTTTCATGGCACGCGGGGCGCGGATAGTCGGATTATCGAAGAGGGCGGCGTTCATATGAAAACAGATGAACCTGCTTTTTTCATGGTGGATTCGCCTGCTGCTTCCATGACTTATGGAGCCGGCGGTCTAGGAGATCTGGGAACGGTAGTGCCTATGCGGATCGATACCCGCGGTTTTGCTGAGATTGATTACAGGGGCCGTAGTTATGGCGAACTGGACGAAGGAGGCACTGTTGGTGTGGAGTTTCCTCAAGAAACAACTTTTTTGGGCCAAAAAGGCACGGCATTTGAGGTCGAGATTGATTTTGATGACGTTGTCACCGTTAGGGTAGACGGGTCTGCGGCTAAAACAGTGCCTGTTGATTTAATTGAGCAATACCACCCAGAAGGTCGAGGGATAGTAAATGAAGAAACTTTTTTAAATGCGGTCAAAGATGCTGGTGCGCCCGGAGCGCGGTTGAGTGAGATAAATGATTTAAACCCTACGGGGGCTATGATGCTTCGTGGCACTACTAAGTTAAAGTTGCCCGCCACACAAGACATCTTAACGGTATTTGATAAATCTCGGCAACGGCTTGCTAAAGGCAACCCTGCTTCTCCTGACGATGATTTAATGACAGGAATTGTAAGAAACCCTCTTAGCGGCTTCGGTCAAGGCGGTCCGGTACAAAACTTCAATCAAGGTGGTATGGTGTCCCCTATGAACAAACCTAGAATTACGCAGGGTTTAACAAACCTGTTGAATAAATACAGCACGGGTCCTCTAGCGGGAGCCGGTAATGTTCCACGTGGAACACCTGTCCAGAGTTTTGCTCCCGGCGGCTCTGTTATGAGTTACGACGAGTATGTAAAAAATCGTGAATTTGAAGATATGATGAACAGTGTTGAAGCTGCCGAAAATCCAAGTTCTTACAATTATTCATTGTCCAGTGGCGGCGGAGAAATGAATGCGGGAGATACTAATTTTACCGACGATTATCTTCGGTATATGTCTAGCTTGAATCAAAGTACATCGGGTGCAGCGCCAACACCGGCTGCGCCTCTTGAAACTGTCGATGTAGCGGCAAGCACGGGTCCCGTTACGCCTGCGTATACAGATGCCCCTGTTGCAGAAACTGTAAACTTCGTAGATAACCCCGTAACAAGTGTTCCGGTGGTAGCGCCGGTAGCGCCTGCTCCGGTAGCGCCTGCTCCGGTGCCACCCACTCCCGTAGCGCCTACCCCGGTAGCTCCTACCCCGGTAGTCGCCGCGCCCGTAGCTGTCTCCGAACCAATTCCTAACCCGGTAACTTACCCCACGGCTGCGGTAGATCCGGTGGTTGCGCCGATTGACGATACGCCGTTACCGCCTTCGGTATACAACCCTCCAGCGCCGCCTACTGAGTCGGTTTACACGCCTCCTGCGGCCACGGTGGTAGACACCCCCGAAACTTTGTTTACTCCGCCGCCACCAGTTTTTGAGGTGCCGGAAGCACAACCTTACAACTATTTGCAAGAGCTTCGGCCTAATTTTGACATCTCGGATGTGATTAAAACTCAGACGGGCGGCTATACACCCACGCAAGGCATGGTCATTAACCCTACGCAGTACCAGTATCCCGGCGCACCTGAGATAACCGGGGACAATGTTTACGTCCCTGAGATCTATCAATCCCTGCCTTCGTTAGAGTTAAGCACCGTTGATGTAGAGGACTTAGCGGACACAACCGGTTCAACCGATACAGCCGGCGTTGATGCAACGCAAGGCGCAGTAGCAACGGACCAATATCAATTTAACTTTAATCCGGCAAACATAAGACAGGGTCTGGGCGGCAGCACTCTTTCTGCCGCCCGTGAATACGCCCGTGTTGCTCTTGCCCGTGAGCAAGATTATGCCGACAAAAATGGGTATACTCTCAGAGAACTTAGGCTAATTAACCAAGAACGAGTAGCTTCCGGCTTAGAGCCGTTGGGATACGATGACGCATACTATGTATATACTCCTTCCTAACGTATTGCTGTGCAAACAAGGGTAAATATCTATGGCAAATGAAAACAGACCTCCCGTATCGTTAATGGAACGAGAAGGCATGGAGCTTGGAGACGAAGAGCTTTTAGCTGTAGAAGTTGAAGCACTGCCCAACGGCTTAGAAACCAACAGTGCTTTAAGTATTGAAGGCATTGAGATCACCGAAGACGAAGACGGTGGAGTCACTTTTGACTTTGACCCGCTGCGTAACAAAGAACGTGAAGATGATTTCTTTGACAACTTGGCCGAGTTTTTATCGGATTCCGAGCTTGCTGAAGTATCCAACGACTTGATGGACCAGTACACCTCGAACAAGGCATCTCGACAAGATTGGGAAGAGACGTATTCCAACGGTCTAGAGCTACTGGGGTTTAAGTACGAAGAACGCACAATGCCGTTTAGAGGCGCTACTGGTGTCACACACCCCGTGTTGGCCGAAGCGGCTGTACAGTTTCAAGCACAAGCCTTCAATGAGCTACTACCCCCTGACGGCCCTGTACGAACCGCGGTTCTTGGGTCACAGACTCATGCCAAAGTAGAGCAGGCTTCTCGCGTTAAAAACTTTATGAACTACTACATTACTAACGTAATGGAAGAATACACACCAGAATTTGACCAGATGTTGTTTAACTTGCCGTTGGCGGGTAGCACGTTTAAGAAAGTGTACTTTGATGACACGCTGGGCCGTCCTGTAAGCAAGTTTGTACCGGCGGAATACCTTGTTGTACCGTATGAAACAACCGATTTGTTGACTTGCCCGTGTGTAACACACGTTGTTCGTACTTCTTTAAACGATTTGCGCAAGCAGCAGGTAAGTGGTTTCTATAGAGACGTTCCTGTTTTACCGTCTCAGCAGGGTACTTCAAGCATTTCGGAAGAAACGGACTACATCGACGGTATGAGTTCTTCTAATGTGGACTACGACTGCACGCTTTTAGAGTTTCACGCGGACTTAGATCTAGCGGGCTATGAGCATCAAGACGAAGATGGCGAAGAAACAGGCATTAAAGTGCCGTATATCGTCACTATTAGTGAAGAAAACAACAAAGTTTTGGCTATTCGACGTAATTATCAGGAAGAAGACCCGTTAACTACTAAGATTCAATACTTTGTTCACTACAAGTTTCTTCCGGGCTTTGGTTTCTACGGCTTAGGCTTGATTCACACCATTGGCGGCTTATCGCGCACCGCGACTGCTGCACTGCGGCAATTGATTGATGCGGGTACGCTATCTAACCTTCCTGCGGGCTTTAAGGCACGCGGCCTGCGGATCAGGGACGATGATACGCCGCTACAGCCGGGTGAATTTAGGGATGTAGACGCTCCGGGCGGTCAAATACGTGACAGCTTGATGCCGTTACCGTTCAAAGGGCCAGATCAGACGCTATACCAGCTATTAGGCTTTGTTGTAGACGCTGCACAGCGGTTTGCCACCATAACTGACATGAAAGTAGGTGATGGCAACCAAAACGCGGCTGTCGGCACTACTGTTGCGTTATTGGAGCAGGGTAGCCGTGTAATGAGCGCAATACACAAGCGTTTACATTATGCGATGAAGACTGAGTTTAAGATTTTGGCGCGGGTGATGGAAGAAAGCCTTCCTCCGGTCTATCCGTATGATGTTCCGGGGGCAGAATCTACCGTAAAAGCAACGGATTTTGATGACAAGGTAGATGTTTTACCTGTTTCAGACCCGAACATCTTTTCTCAAAGCCAGCGTATTGCTTTAGCTCAGACAGAGCTTCAAATGGCTATGCAGGCTCCGGATATACACAACATTCCGGAAGTATATCGCCGTGTTTATGATGCCTTGGGCGTTAAAAACACTGACATGATATTGATTTCAGACACGCCAAATGAGATTTCACCTAAAGATCCGGCGCAAGAAAACATAGATGCGCTTGAAAATGGGGCTTTACAGGCTTTTAAGGGTCAGAATCACATGGCGCACATGCAATCGCACTTGTTGTTTATAACGGGTGGATCTGCGTCTCAGATGCCAAATGTGCAGCTAGCTATGCAAAAGCACTTGTTAAACCACATACAGTTGCAGGCAGAAGAGCAGGCGGACCAGCAATTTGCTCAACAAAACCCAAACGTAGCGTTGCAAGATCCTGCAACAAACCTACAGTACCAAGCTATGTTGGCGCAGTTTGTAGCACAAGGCACGCAACAGCTTGTAGAGCTTGGAAAGCAGATACAGGGTGGTGGACAAGAGCAGGCACCAGATCCGTTGATTGAATTAAAACAACAGGAGTTGCAGCTTAAATCGCAACAAGAGCAAAATGACATGGCTATGGAGGAGCAACAGCTTCAAC